AATTTTTAAAAAGTTTTACACAACTATCTTTAATTTCAATAAAATGCTTAGCTTGCTGCATATTATCGTCTAACTCTTGTAATTGTTCTTCTGTGCTCATCGTGTGTCCTCTTATTGAGATAAAAACAAAGTAGTAAAGTTCTCCTTTTTCGCGATTATATCACTATTTTTCAAATTTTACTGTTGATTTAACATTGGGTCATTTATTATTGCATCTGCAAATTTAGTATCCAATGTATTTTGTTGATCCATTTTTTTCATATTTTCTTCATGTTGTCTGCCTACTCCTGATTCTTGTTCAACAAAAGTTAAATCATCTAAATCAGCTTTACTATTAATACTTCTAGATTTAGATAATTCAGTTTGAGTTTTAGCTTTTTTGTATTCCACATCTACTGCATTTTCTTGCGCTTTAGCTGTTTCATTAGCAATTTGAGCTTGTAATAATTGCATTTCAAGTTCTGCTTTTTGTTGAGCCATTGGATTAGGTTGTGGTTGATATTCTTTAATTTGTTGCGCTAAATCAGGCATTTTACGTAAACGAGCAATATCAGCTAAAATTATTTGAGACATTGACGAATCCATATTATTACCCATTGTTTGTAGCATAAAAGATAGTTCTTGTGCTTTTTCATTATCAGCTTCAGCTGTAGATATATTTAATTTAATATCATACATACCACCTAAATCTTCACGATTAATAGCAACAAACTCTTCGTTAGTTACTCTTATTATTTCTTGGTCAGATAAAAATTCAGAATTCATAGATATAATTTTACGACCTATTTGATTAATACCGTCTGCTAATCTTCTAAGTATTCCTAACTCACGTTTAGATGCTGCATCTAATGCACTTCTAATACCTGTAGCTGTATTACCTAATGCTGCTCCGCTAATACCACTATTAAATGCTTTAACACCTGTTAATGATTCTGCTTCGTTATTTTGAAGATTTAACATGTTTAATGCACTATTAGGTATTTCAGGATACGTATCCATGTGAAATGCCTGTCTAGGGTCTACATTAGAATTAAATTTATAATCTGCACCTTGTTCAAACTTACGAGCATTTGTAACATCTAATGCATCTTTACGAATACCCATTTGACCATTAGCAGACCTACCAATAATATCAATCATGCCTCGTGTTACAGCACCAATAATCTTTTGATTATCTTCTAATAATGCACCATCTGGTTCACCGTAAATGTGTTTACGTACAGGTAAGTATTGAACTGATACAAATGGTAGTTTTTTATCAGGGAATGGATTAGACTCCATTCTAATTAATACATCACCTACCCAAGTAGCAATAAATGGTTCTACTTCACCAGTATCGTTAATATCCCAGTAGCCCCAGTATTCGTAAACAATTATTTTTTTACGTGGGTCATCTTTAAACTTAAAGTTTGTTTCATCTTCTAAGTTATGGTCTGGTTGTGCTAATGGTGCAGCATTCTCTAATATAACATGTTCTAAATTTGAGTATCTACCATCTTTTTTAAGTTCAGCCATAGATGTTTCAAAACTGTAAATAATAAAGTTAGCTTTATTTAAATCACCTAAACAAGTTGGATCAATAATTACATTGTTATAATCACATACTTCTAATTCAGGTTGGTTTTTAATAATTTTAATTTCTTCTTCAATATGACTACCTGATTGTTGTGGCATCATTGGAACACCACCTTCCATAGTTATTCTATGAGCTTCTTTCATTTCAGGAGCTGTATCTTTTTCATACATTTCAGGATTTTGTTCCATCATTTGATGCAATTGTTCATGCATTTGCGCTGATTCAGGAGATTGAACATAATCAAAATCAGGAACTTCTACTTCAATTATTTCATCTTGATATTCCCAACCAACTTTAACAATAACAGTTCCTTCATCTACTGCAGTACGTACATATTCATCAATAAAAGCAGTTTTATCTAATTTACAATTAATTTGATAATTCAATAACAATTGATTTTGAATAGCAGATTCTTTATCTTCAAAAGTCATTGGAGATGTATTAAACAAATCATCTGTAGACAAGAAAGGTTCACTTAATGCAGCATAACGCCATTCAGCTTGTTTTCTAATAAGTTTAGGGACAATTTTTGATCTACCTTTCTTATTATTAATTGTTTGCTCACCGTTTAACGCACCTATCCAATTATCAACGTCTAATACATGTGACGTATGTGAAGACTGAGCTTCATCATAATCAGCTTTAAGTTCTAATAAATCAGGTGGATTTTTCCAATCTACAAGCTTTTTTGGTTCACTTAAATCTACATCTAAATCATGCTGTTTTGCCATTATGCTTCTTCCTCAAATTGTCCGTTATTATATCGCTTAACTTTGTAGATAACATGGTTCTCAAATTCTATTGGTTTTGTGTCAATATATTTAAAATAACCTTTATCATTGTCTGCAAAACTTACATAAAGATCATCATTAATAATAATTTCATTAAAAAAATATTTTAATAATTTTGCAAAATTTTTCTTATCTTTAAAATCATCTCCAATTGCTATTGTTAATGCTAAATAACCATTAATGCGTTTATCATGTCTATAGTATAGATAAGCATTGCCATTTTGTAAAACTGTACATCTATGAAACTTAATATCCATTATTTATTTAATTTAAAAAAATCTTTAATAGCATTAATATTTAATTCTTCTCTAACAGGTTTTTTAACAAATTGTGGTAATGTCCCACTATTTCCCCATGTTTGCATTGCTTTTTCATAACCAGCATCAGTTTTCCAGAAAGGTGAATTTTCGTCAGCATCATAATAACCTTGTTTATTACCTTTGTTATCTAAAGCTTGTTTAAAACCAGGAATTGGTCCATAATCTAATGTTAAATTTTTTCTTTTATTATTAAGATTTTTAGTAATTTCATCCCACCAACTTAATTTACTTTTAGTTGTATCTAGTAAACTTTTTTTATTATTTTTATTAATTCTAGTTTTACTTTCATCTATAGTTTCATCATTTATAAATACAGGAGGTTCTTCAACTGCTTTAATAACTTCTACATTATCACCTAATGTTTGATTGTTCATGTTATTTATAAATTTTTGCATTGCAAGATATCTTTCGTAATCAACCCTAGTTTGAGTATCCATACTACCACTTTTATATAAAGCTTGATATTGTGCATCAGTCATTATTTATTCCACTTTGCGTTTACTTTACGATGTTTATTCCAAGCTGCAAATCCACCTAACTTTAAACCATAATAAGCTAAGTAATTAATTAACCTGAAACCATTTTGTATTATGTTTACGTCTCTAAATATAATGTCTAATTGCTTTTGAGTTTTCATGCCAATAGTCTTCTTTTTACCTTTACATAATAAGGTTTGGTATTTATAACCGTAGTCATGTATTAATCCTCCAACTAATAATACACCCATTGGTGATAACCAAGTATGTAAGAATTTAGGTACTGATGCTCCATCAAATACAAATCCTTTAGGTATTACTAATTCTTGACCATCAATAACATAGTGATAATCTTTAACAATTTCCCACTTACGAGATACAAATAACCAAACTTTAAGTCCTCCCCAAAAGCCTTTACCTTTAGTAGGTATAGGAATAGGTTTCATATGCGGCATACTAATTGCTTTAAACTTTAGATTAGGTTCTAAATCTCTATCTAAAAACTTCCATAGACCTCCAATAATTATTAATATAATTACTAAACTAAACTGCCAAAATTGTAATGCGTAAGTCGTTAATGTTTCCATATCACTTCCCCTTTGCTAATTGTGCGCCAAAATAAAATTCTATAATCATACTTGCCCAGGCAAATATCTCGTCATACTTAATTAACCCGTTTATTACTTCATACTCTATTACATCCTGTGTTAAGTTAATTCCTAGTATGCTAAATCCTTTATGTACTATTGGTACTGCTGTAGGTATATTAAACCATACGGGTGCTATTTGTGTAAATATTATTAGTCCTAGTATAGTTAATATAATAATTCGTCTATTCCAAGCAGCCATAGGGCTTTCTTTATCTGCCCAGGCTCTAGCTTGATTAATAGAGTCATTACGTGCTTGCATGTTCTCTATCATCAACTTTTGTTGATCTGAAGCTGCTTGACTCTTTAAAGCTATAAGCTTAGCAATAAAACCTAATGCTATTGGAGCTATATTTGTTAAAAATCCTATCATTTTAGTTTGGCTTTACCCATCTTTCAATTTTCCAAATAACTACGTTAAACGCGTATTTAAGCTTGTTCATAGCTGTTTGTTTTACGTATTGCCCTTTTTTGTTTTTTGCTTGCATTATATTCTCCTTTATAATAACTTAAGTAGAAGCTCTCCTAACCCAATATCTGTAGCTACCATAAGACCAAATCCAATTAA